CTTAGACCCTACCAGTTTTGTAATCTTACGGAAGTTGTTGTTCGTGCCACTGATACGATTAAAGACTTGGAGCGTAAAGTCAAACTCGCCACAATACTTGGCACAGTCCAAAGCTCGTACACAAAGTTTCCATACTTGCGGAAAGTGTGGCAACGTAATACTGAAGAAGAAAGATTGCTTGGTGTGTCTCTAACAGGCATCATGGATAACCCATTGATGACTACAGTTAATAATAAACTTGCAGGAGTACTAGATGAATTACGAAATGTCGCTGTGGGCGTTAACGATGAATACGCTTCTCTGCTTGGTATACCTCAGTCTACTGCTATTACCTGCGTCAAGCCTTCGGGTACTGTCTCACAACTCGTTGACAGTGCCAGTGGTATACATGCTCGTCACTCTCCATATTATATCCGTACTGTACGAGGTGATAATAAAGATCCCCTTACACAGTTTATGATAGATCAGAAGGTTCCTAATGAGCCTTGTGTATTTAAGGGTGACACTACAACCGTGTTCAGCTTCCCTGTCAAATCACCAGAGATGGCAATAACACGTAACGATATGACTGCTATTGAACAGCTAGAGACTTGGCTCATGTACCAACGCTATTGGTGTGAACACAAACCCTCAGTTACAATATCAGTACGAGATGACGAATGGTTAGATGTGGGAGCGTTCGTTTATAAACACTTTGATGAAATGTCAGGTGTTTCATTTTTACCACATTCAGACCATACCTATCAGCAAGCTCCTTATCAAGATTGTAGTAGACATGATTACGAATTTTTATTATCATGTATGCCAGAGAAGATTGACTGGAACAAGCTGTCAGAGTATGAACAAGAAGATAACACGAAGTCGAGTCAAACATTTGCTTGTTCTGGTGACGTGTGTGAAATAGTCGATATAACATAGGAGTAAATATGGACGTATTAGCAACAGTAGTAATAGTTTTCTTTGGTACATTTAGTGTAGCAGAGAAGTATATTGAACCTTGGGTCAACGATAAAGTTGATCAATATTATGAAGCAAAGGAATAGATAAATGACTTGGGTTTTAGTAGCAGCTTTTATGTGGAACGGTAATCCCTCTGTAATGAGTGATCAAGTGTTTTATTCTAGCTTAGAAAAATGTCACACAGCAGCAGAAGATCGTAGAAAGATATTAGATGCTACTAGACCTGAGTATATGGAAAACGCAGAATACTGGGTATGGTGTACTCAGATACCAAAGGAGGTATAGTATGGATTGTTGTAGATATTGTGGAATAGAGTTAGAAGTAGGTGGTAATTGGTTAAAATCTCAAGCAGAAAAGTATAATAAAACATGTAGGTCTTGTTATTCTGAGTATGCTAAAACTCACCAGAACAGAAACAAAAATAGGATGTTTGTTAATGGTAAACACATATCAACTAAGCACCCCTTACACAAAGCTGGAAGTTACAAAACATTTAGTGACGCAGCCTTTGATGGTACATATAAGTTAGACTCTATTAAAGAGGGGTACGTGTATGCCATAACTAATCCTGCTTGGCCTGAGTGGGTTAAGATAGGCATGGCTGTTGATGCTGATGATAGATGTAATGGCTATCAGACTAGTAGCCCTTTCAGAGACTACTCACTAGAGTATGTGGTTGTATCAAACAACAGGCGTGAAGCGGAAGCTGAAGCTCACAGAGCAGCATCTAAGATAGCTGAAGAACAGAGAGGTGAATGGTTTAAGATAAGCATAGAACAGGCTAAAGATATATTAAATACACTATCAGTAAATTTAGAAAAGGCAGCTTAATGAAACTAGAACGTGAAGCTACAGATTACATGGAGGCCAAGCGTGAACAGTTCAAGAATGACTTGAATACTGCCATAAGAGTAGTAGACAAGTTCCTACTAGACAACCTTGAGGATAATGACCAGCGCAAGAAAGCTAGAGATAAACTCCTTGAGTGTAAGATGTGGGCAGGACATAGCTATACAAAATAAAAAGGGCGCTTAGTGCGCCCCTTCTTTTATACACAGTCACAAGTTGGACTGCACTTTTTATTTCTAAAGGCACACCATAGCCTTTTTAGATACCTTCTCATAGGTCACCTCCTTTATAGTTTACCTGCTTCTCTATACATTTCTTCTAGGTATTCCACGTATTCTAATATTATACCTAGCTCTCTGAAGTTCATGTCTTCAACCTTACCATCAATACCAAACTGTTCCTTAGCCATCTTCATAGCTTCTCGTTTAGTTTCTCTAGGCTTGCCCTCAATCTTTGCTGCGTAGCTTAAACGTGACTCCTCTTCCCCTAAGTGTCCTGTCCTTATATGGTCACGCACTTCTGATTTTATTTCTCTTAACCTACTCTTTACCATACCTCTTTGATTAGTTACATTTGCATTCTTAAATGTAGGACTGTCTAAAAGAACCTGCATTTCTCGTTCTAATATAGGCGCTAAGAAGTTATTAAATATCTTGTCGTACTCTGGTATCTTAGTTCTTTCACTAGCAGTCCAAGCAAACATGTCTGTCATTGAGTAAGCTTTTTCTACGGCTGTCCTACTAGGCTTTATAGTTAAACCAAAGATACGTGCCAGTGGTGCAGGATCATAGACCTCTCCCTCACGTGTTGCAACCCTAAGCTGCTCACCTGTTATAGAGTCTGTCTTGTCAACAAAACTTTCTAAGATGTTGTCCATATATTTAGTTGCAGACTGGGTAAAGATATTCATACCTTCTGCTTGTCTTACATCTTTCGCTCCATCATTACCCATGACATAGCCAGTTAGTCTATTAACTACATCTAAAGGTCTTGTCACACCTGCGACTACATTACCTGTAGCTTTTAGGAATGCATCTGCTGAAGCTCCACGTTGTCCTTCATCAAAGTTAAATATAGTATCCATAGCGTTTAGTAAGTCGTTACCAAACTGCACATCTCTAGCTACCTGTCCTACTGCAAGCTGTGTAAGAACTTCAGTTGATAACTCTCTAGGAACAGGCTGACCTTTAACTGCTAGATTAACTGCACGTCCTGTGGCTAGGAATATAGAAAACGGAAATGTGTTCTTTGCATCTACAATAGTACCACCGCCAGCATCTACTTCAAATACACCAAGCCCTTTTCTTTGTCTGTCTTGATCATATAATGCAGCTAAACCTAAAGCTGTAGAACCTACCATCCATCTACCTACAGCCTCTTGATCTGTTAGTTGCTTACCCCCTCTGGCTGATCTTGTAGCAAAGTTTTTAACTACACTGAAACCTGCAAACGGTGACCATTGATATGCAGATGCTACAACGTTGTTCATAAATCTACCAAAGGGTAGAATGAAACCAAAACCTGGAGTGTTAGAAATACCTTCAACTATTTTGGCTACACTCTTTAGTAGTTGATCATTTGTTGTATAGTCTTTTGCATACACAGACTTCAATGTACTGTCTATTGCTGCCTGAATTACATCCTCACCAATATCTATAGTTTCGTCATTCATAGCTTCGGTAAGTGTCTTACCTTTTCTAATACGTAAGAACTTATCCATCTCAGTCATAAACATTTGAGACTTAGTAAAGCTATCCTGAATACGTACACCTGTAATCTGTGCTGATGCGTTGGCTATGGCCTCTGTTGCTTTGATTACAGAACCATTAGGATTTATGTTGTATCTTTTTGCAGTAGCTTCCACACCACCAGCATACGTTTCAAATAGTATCTTTTGTATGTCTTTATTCTTAGACAGGAACTTCATATACTGATCGTGTGTAGTGTATGGATCTAACAAGTTACGCATCTTCTGCCCTTGTATGGCAGTGTGCGCTCTCATCTGTTGGAATGTTCTAGTTGCTTCTTTAGGGTTTATGTACATCTCAGACAAACCTTTAGCACCAAGAAGTCCTGCGTTAAGTATGTCAGCCATAGTTTGACCAATATAAAACTGACCAAAACCAAATACGTTTACTGCTGTAGTAGCAGGAGATGACACAAGCATACGCTTCCATACAGACTGCCCATACCGTAGGCTTTCTGTTCTTTTTAATTCACCCTTCACTGCTTCTTTTGCTACGATACTATCCATAGTCTCACTAATAGCATCTTGTGCTGCAACAATGGAGGTGTCTAGTGTTCTACGTAACTGAGATGCCACGTTCAAGGTAGCACCTGCATCACTTATCTTACCTGCAAGTAACTGACTTAGTTGTACTTGGTTACCCGACATATCACCGAAGGTAATACCAGCGCCTTTTATCTGGTCATTTATTTCCTCTAGTAGATCGTCATCCATGTTACGTACAACGTTAGTCATCAAGTCAGAGATCGTTGTCTTTCTGGTAATCTTGAGGTTATTTGCTTTCATAACTTTAGCAATACCACCTACTGTTTGTGGTGTTCCATCCCACGCATCACCAAATATCATATTCTTAACTAGTTCTGCTGGCATAATCTGACCAAACTGTTTCTTACCAGCCTCAGCTTTTTCTTTCCAAGCTTTAGCAGAAGCAATCATAGCCTCTGCTGCCTCTTTTGTTGCCTGTTTATCTAGTATAGGTTGTACGTCTTCTATAATACTGTTTGTTATACCTTTTAGTGCAACGTCTTCGTCAACTTCTAAATTAGATACACCTCTGAATTTACCAAAGCCTAACTGTGCTGCACCTGCTACACCACCCAGCAAAGAAGAAAAGCCTGTCTGTAGTACGCTGTAATTTTCTTGCGCTCCTGCTGATAACAAAGTCTTCTGTGCCTGTATGTCTTGAAGAACAGCAAAGGTAGAATCTAAAGCTGTTGTAGCATACAGAGACTTAGTTCCTGCAGAAGTAAACAATTTTTCCTGTTCAGCCTTTGCAGCTTTTCTAGCTAACGCTCTACGGTTTTCTAGAGTTACACGTCTGGTTACTTCACCTGCAGCTTTGTCTGCTGCTTCACTTGTAGCACCTTTTGAAACAGCCCTTTTTGCAGCTATCTTTCCTGCCTCTATGCCAGCTTTCTTTGCAGCAGACTTTGAAGCACCACTTTTATATGCCTCTTGGTAGGCTTTCTTTACTGTCTCTCTTACAGCACGTTTACCTGCAAGTGTAACACCTGCTGCACCTGCACGTGCAATACCACCAGTAACCAAACCTAGATAGTTTGTAGGATCTTTAGCAGCAGCAAAGATATAATCCTTTACACCATCTACTGCGCCCAGCGCCCCATCATTCATAAACACATGACCTAGATTGTCATATATTTCGTAAGCACGTCTTGCTTTATTCTTTGTGTTTTCGTTTGCTTTGCTTACAAACCTAGCTTCATTAGCTGTGGAGATTGTGTTAGCGTTGAAGTAACGCATGTGTTGTACAAAATCATCTACAACTTTTTCATCTTTTATATCTTTATAGTCTACGCCTTTACGCTCTATCATGTAGTCACGTATAGGTTGCAGGTATTGACGTTGTTTTAATTCGTCTTTACTGAGACTATCCCCTGTGAAAAGAGGCTCAGGGGTTTCCATCATTGGTGTAGCAATACTAGTTTCACCAGTGTAGAAATCTTTCATGTATTCATCGAATGCGCTCATTACTCACCTTTTAATAGTTTAGGGCTTCCATCAGGGTTGTGTGTGTCTCCAAATAATTCATCCCATTGCGCTGGTCTTAGGTATTTAGGAACAGGTATCTTACCTTCTAGTATTTCTTCAATAGTGTCACCGCCTAGTCCTGCACCAAAGAACAAGTTACTGAAGTCTCTAGTAGGTCTTGGTGGTACACCTTTCACAACTTTTGTTTTACCGTCTTCGCCTTCTATCTGGTAATACACATTCTCTTTAATTCTAGCTTTTGTTGATAACGTTTCTTTTTCAATCGCTGTAAGGGGCGTTTTTTCTTCATCTTTTTTCTTTTTAGCTTTGTCAATTACTTCTCTCTCTGGTACTTCTATTCCATATTCTTCCATTAGTAGGTCTAGAAACTCTTCACCTGACCCAGCTTTTCCTGGAACTGCTGTAGCTTGTACAATTATTTTTTTAGTAGCCTCGTCATCAAAGAATCCTGTTGGAAAATACTCATTAGCATAGAACCTTATATGATTTTTTGCTGCATCCATTTGTATTTGTCTTTTAAGTTTTGCTGCTTTCTCAATAGAACCACCTGCTGTCAGCTTTCCTGCAGCTTCTATGTCAGCCGCTCTAGCTTTAACAGAATCAGTCATAACCTCTATCAAATCTTTATTGAAGTCATACTTAGCTTGACCATCATAAGGTTTTAGATCTGCAAAGTTCATGGTCACGTTAGGTAGTAAAGAGTTGTACTCTCCCTGTTGTGCTAAGAAGTTTATGTCTGAGATAGTCATATCACCGTAGTACTTCTTTGCACCTAGCTTTTCATCAACTCTGTCTTTAGCTGCAAACCCAAACAACTCTCTCATAAAGTCATCTTTGGGTTCACCTGCTTCTGTTACAGACTTGGTAGAGGCAGCTTTACCTTTAGCACCATATGTTCTTCTAGCTAGTTCTTCTAAGTCTAGCGCAATCAAAGTAGGATCTACATTCTCAATACCCTGAATCTGTAAGCCTAGTTGTATATCTTCTTGAGATAATTCTTGACCGGGTAAAAGTTTTTGTTGCGTGTGCAGTGTTTGTAACTTGTCACGTAACTGAGATATACCAGCCATGCCTGAAGACATTGCACCAACTACCTGCTCTTTAGTTGCACCTAATGATATAGCTTGTCTTCCTATACGTGCAGCCTCTTGCGCTCTAGCGTCACGTTGCTTAACCATCTGAAGGTTACGATCAGCTAAAGCTTTCTGCTCTTTCTTATAATCTTCAGCCTCTTTTATTCTATCATCTATGCCCTCAGATAAGTCCTCTAAGTAACTACCTGCAAAAGCTTGCCAATCAAATCCCATTATACTAACCTTTCGCCATTAAGCCCATAGGCTTTTCTTCTGGTGTTACTTCTTCCTCTGGCTCTCCAGCCTCAGTCATTTCACTTAGTACCTTCTTACCTTCATCCATACCATCATCAGGGTTCTCAGATAAATACTTTGCAGTAAGTAATTGTACTCTCATCATTTCTTTTTCAGCAGATTCTTTCTCGTAGTTGCGTCCTGTATCCCTAACACTAACGCCCTGTGTCTCCATAGCAGACTTCAAGAACTGGTGTATGATAGGACCAACAAGCATTGCGCTATCTACTGAGTGTAATCCCCTCATAGTACCTGCAGTGGTTATAGTTTCTACTACTGGCTTTAGTGGTACGCCAGCTTCCATGACAGCAGACAAGTCATCTATGACATCCTGATCAGCCAATCTATTTATGTAATACTTTGTAACGTCCTCTATATCAGACATCTCTGCTGGGTTTTCCCAAGGGTTGTTACGTGGTTCGTCTGTTAAAGACTGGCCTGGAATTGGCCTATCGAATGGTGATGTCATATTATTATCCTACTTAGTAAATCCTGCACCAAAGTATAAGCCTACGATAGCTGATACTATGTGTGTATCTAATGGTGTTATTACAAATCCTTCTGCATACTGCCACTTAACTACCTCTGGACCTGACCCAAAGATAAAATCTAAGAAGCCTACCTGTATCTCAGTGTAGCCTACGTACACACCTACTTCTGGGTAGAACACAGCAACCAACTTTGGCAACACTATTATAGCAAAGACTGCAGATAATGCAATAAGTCTTCTTGTCCATGCAAAGTGTTTATCGTTCTTTCCAGCGTTACGTGCTTCAGCTACAAAGCTTGCATTAGCATTGGCACGTTCCATAAGCATCTTGTTCTGCTCTTGCTTCATCTTCATGCTTTGCCCCCATATGGACATCACCCCACCTAGTACGGTAGAGCCAAGCATGGTTATTAATTCTAGTGGTAATCCAAACATTATTTCGCCCTATTGCCTTCTCTGAAAGCTTCTGCTATTGCATCTACGTATTCATCTCCTCCAGTACCAAAAGCGTCAGTTCCTACTACGCTTGTAGTTAACCATTCCAATGCATTTTCTGCACCTTGATTATGTGCATAACCCAGTACAGCAAGTTTTTGTTTATCTGTCATGTCTCTATATTTTTGAGAATTTTGAGTTAGTGTTCTATGGTTTTGTTCTACAAGTATTCTAAAAGACTTCTCTTGTAAGTTAGAGTCATTTCTAAAAGCAGTACGTGCAGTAGAGTCTTCGTTAAGTTCTCCTTGTACATGACCTAATTTAGTTCTTTCTTCTTCGTCTATAGCGGATGAAGCTGCCACACTTGTTTTGGCTCTCCAACCAAATTGATATTTACCATCATAATCATCTGCATCTCCACCCACTGCTTGATAAGGATCTGCCTCTCCTCCACTCTCTATCTCTGCTATGGGTGCTTTTATTTGTTGAAATAATCCCTCTGATATGCTTACTACTTCTGCAGTAGGATCTTTACCTTCTTTATTTCTATTACTATTCTTTTTTAGTTCTCTTTGCGTAGCTTCATCTAGTTCACCTGTTATGGGTATACCTGCTGTTGCTTGAAACTTTCTTAGTTGTCTTGCTGTTCCCCGTCCTAAATCTCCATCTACTGCTAGTGGTCCTATGACTGTTGTATAACCTAGATCGTTTAATCTTTCTTGTGCTTTCTCTACAGTATCATAATTGGGAGACATTATACCCTGACCTGTACTTGGGTCTGGCCCCATACCTTCAAACCCTATTGTAGGATCAGTAGATATTAATCCTTCTCTTTCTTGTGGTTGATTATCTAAGTAAGGTGCTTCTGGTTCAAATATTCTCTGATCCATAGGCACACCAGACTGATAGAACTGTCGCTCTGGGTCTGGCACTAAGTTTTCATCACCTCTAGTAGTAACTCTTAGCACATACTCTTTTGCTTTTTCCATCTCTTGAGCTTCAGGTATAATAAGAGTTCCACCTGCAAGTATCATGTTTGGATTTTCTATTTCGTTTACCTTTGCAAGATCATCTATACTAACACCTTCTCGTAGTGAGATGTCGGATAAAGTATCACCCTTCTGTATCTCATACTCTTTACTGTTTGGAGCTATGACATCTTTTAGAATGCTGTTAATACGGTTTCGCATTAGGTTCTGATTAGTGCTTGGCGCTGGTACTTCGTCATAGCTACCAGTACCCTCTATCTCAGGAGTATATACATTCTGGTCTTGACTAGAAAACATTTCTTGCAGCTTTTGTTCAAAGCTTTTCTCTATGCCCATTTCTGTAACTTCAGGCACAGTAGGTATTCTAAACATAGGACTGGTTTCATACACATCTAATACGTAATCAGAAGTAGACTCCCTTCTTGGAGGAAACAACCTAGCACCAAAAGCTTTCATACCATCATATATCTTTTGGTCTAAGTTTCTATCGTCTTTCTTCTCTGTCTCTTTGAAAGATAAAGGAGAACCTAAACCTGATGTAATTGTTTGAGGTACAGCATCATATGTACTACCGCTAGTCCTACTATTTTCACGCATGTCTCTAAAAGAATCTTGAATCCTTTGTGCGGAAGACGTAGTAGCTCTGCCACCAAGTCCACCTATTCCTGCTGACCGCATACTTGAAGCAGCTTGCTGGTTAGGGTTGGGCTTACTGGGTGCTACTCTTGCTTGCGCCCATGCTTCAAAATCATAATCTGCCATGTTACTTTGTACTCTTTTATAGGAAGATGTTTGTAAGTGCTGCTTCTGTAAGTTTAGCTGCGAAGCTTCCAAGTCCTTTTTCAAAGGCATTTCCACCGTCACTACCATCACCAGCAGCAGAGATCCTAGCGGTAGCAATGTTGTTATCCCTTTCGGCTGAGTTTTCCCCAGACTTCCAAGCCCATCCTAGTATATCTCGCTCTCTTTGTAAAGCTTCATCATAGGCTGCTCTGGTTAGGTTATTAGCTACCATAGCTGCATCTCTGTTGGCTTGGTTTTGCGCTGCGTTTTCTGCAGTAGTTACAGACTGCGCCCACCTAGCATTTGCTTGCTGTATTATCAAATGGTTTTGTGCGTTGAACTGATCACGTGCATTGTCTTGTGCTGAGTTAAACTGTGACAATGCGTTTGTTTCACCTGCATTGAAGCGAGACATAGCATTCTCTTGTTCTGAATTAAACTGCGATACCTGTGTCGCTAGTCCTGCAAAGAACTGATCAGTTTGATTTTGTGATGTTGCATTAAATTGTTGTGCAGCATTATCAGCAGAAGTATCACTTAGGATAGAACTAACGTTTGCTTGTGTCTTAAACATAGTCATCTGTTGTTCATTATCTAAGTTAGACATATCCATCTGCAGGAAGGCTTGGGCATTCTGTGCGTTTGCCTGTTGTCTGTTATTTAAATTAGCCATATCCATTTGTGACATAGCTGCTGCGTCAGACATAACCTTAGCTTGTCTGTTTGTTAGATTGGCTAAGTCCACAGTCTGAGCCATACGAGCGTTCTCTAGTGCTACTTGTTGTGCTGCACTAAAGTTAACATTTGCTATCTCAGATACACGTGCTGCATTCTTTACTTTAGTTTGGAATCCTTGGTCAAACTCCATGCCCATAAACTTAGCACGTTGTTCTGCTTTCATCAGAGCCATCTGTTGTTTGTTAGATGCATCCATTTGTGCGATGGGTAGGGCTGCTTCCATTGCTGCCTGTACTATAGCCATACCTGCCATAGAAGATGATGCTAAACCACGTGCAGCCATTGCTGCATTTGCTGACCTCATAGCCCCTGCTGCCCAAGGAGGTGTTCTCTCAAGATCAAAGTCTTGCATTAAATCACCTAGTTCATCTTGAACAGTAGCCGCTTGTATTTCACCTGTACCAAAAGTTTGACCTACTCTTTGCTGATCTACAGCAGGGCCACTAATAGTTTGATCTGTAGTCATCTCCATTGGTAAAGGAGCGTCTACTGTTTGTGCTTGGCCTAACTGCGCTGCTTGTAATTGTAGTGCTGCTAGTTGTGTAGGATCACCTTGAGCAGCCGCCATCTGAGCTTCAGGACTTACTGTGCCTTGTGCTGCTGTCTGTCCTGCTAAAGAAGCTTGTATTGCAGGTGTTGACGTTGCAGGTGTTACTTGTCCAGCAGGTGTTTGAGGAGAAGCTACAGCCTGTCCTGCAGGTGTTGCAGTTGTAACTTGTGCAAGGTTTGCTGGTCCTGCACTACCTGCATTAGGATCTACTTGAGTACCAGCGCCACCATCACCAGCTACAACTCTAGCGGTTGTCACAGGTTTAGTAGGATCTTGTTGTATCGCTCTAGTAGTCTGACTTCCTGTCATAACTCCTGTGGATGCAGTCGTTGGCGAAGGTGTAGAAGTTGGTGTGGGCAGAGTTGAGCTACCTCCGATACTTGGAAAATTAACCATAGTACCACCTGACTGAGCAGGTGCGCTACTACTGGGAGATGGTGATCCAGTATTAATACCTAACATAGAGGGTGTGTAAACTCCGCTTGGACTACTTGCAGTGTAAACTGGTGTCTTGTTACCTGAAGGTTGTCCTCTTAAATCTTTGCCCAAGCTTCTTATCCCTGCAAACGCAGGACCGCTAAAAGCACCTTGACTTGCTTTAATCATAGGCTTGCCCTCAACCATCTGCCTAGCTGCCATAGTGTACTTACCCATCTTGGCTGCTGCTGCAGGGTTAGCTGCTAGGAACAAGTTAATAGACTTTTCATCGGTAGGTCCATTATAGCCCAACGCTGGTAATATTTTATTCTGTATTGTTTCAGGCTTAAACCCTACAAATTTCTGAGCCATATTTTATTTCCCTATTTGCATCCACAATGATGCGGCAATGAATGTTATGATTGCTACGGTTGACATTTTAACTATGGTTGACCAAACACCTTTACGTGTATCACGCCATGCTTCTAGTAAGTTACGCATTTCTGATATATCTTTTCTAGCATCATCATCATGTAGTCCTACTTCACGCAAAGCTGCTGTAGCTCCACGCTTGGCTGCACGATCTAGTATATCTTCTAGTTCTTCAGGTGTCATTATTATGCTACCTTTAAGTACCATAGTGCAGGTGCGCCACCAGTGCCACTAACAGCTTTTGGGTTATAGAGAGATGATTGCCTAGAATAGCCTCCACCACCACCATAACCACCACTGCCTACACCAACAGCTATGTAAACATTACCACTTGGATTAGGGTAGTTATTAGCTGATGCAGCACTGCCTCCACCAAAAGGATTATGACCCATCGCTGCACCTACACTATATGTTCCACCTGTACCAAAGTTTCCATACTGCCCTGCTGCTCTTTCAAAAGCAGTATCGGCTATACCTGTAAGCCATTTTGTGCCAGATGCAGGGTTGCCACTTTCTTTAATGTATCCACCATGAGGTATAAGGCCAGCATATCCTGCAGCTACAGTACCAGTTTTTCCATTTAATAGTGATTTATCAGATAGATTAAAAAAGTCTACTGATCCACCGCCAGAACTTGAATAACCATTATTTGTATTTCCTGCTCCACCAATCCTTGCTGCATACTTTGTTATTCTGGCACTTGATCCTTTAGTACCTATTGCAGTTTGAGAAGCACTACTCGATGCACCAAATCTAGTTCGTATCAAAGTGTCACTATCGCCAACTATTTGCCAATCTGAAAAACCAGGTGAGGCATCTGTTGTAAAGGACCAAGATTCAGAACCATCAAGTACTATCTGCCAAAGGGCCATACTTGCTGCAGAACCACCCCCATTACCACCACGTGAAACCATTACAAAGTTATATGTGCCAGCAGCTAAAACCGTACCAGTAGTTCCTGTAGTTACTAGTGTATAGTATGGACCACCATCAGGTACTTCACCACTAACTGCACCACTAGCATCGTAATATTCAGCGGATGATTTTCCAAAATACTGTTGAATGTTTTGTGAATCACCAGAAGATACACTTATAATATCACGAATGTCATTGTCATTTAAGGAACACAGAGTACCACTAGTTCCTCCTGCTTCTACGTGTAGCTCGTTAAGAGATATAGAATTTCCTGATGAAGGTAACGTCATTATGCACTTCCATAAGCTGTTACGTTGTCTTCTACAGTTAAAGCACCTGCAGAGGTTAATTTAAATTTATCAACACCGTTGTACTTAAACTTTAAGTCTGTACCTGATTGATATATAACCCAACCAGCACCGCTTCCACCACCAACATCTACGTTACCAGTTGTAACTGTTCCTGAAGAGTTATTTGTTGTAGAATCTACATATGCTTTTACAGACTGTTGCGTTGGTACTTTTGTAGCACTATTAGAAGCCATATTATCTTCGTCTACAAAGCTGTCAATAGTTATTGTGCCATCTGTTAAGTTGCCAAACTGCACATCACCAGTTACAGTCAGATCATCACCTACAGTAAGGTCATCAGTTACAGCAACATCTTCTGCATATACTGTTCCACTGTAGTAGCCATCTTTCCAGCGTAACGTTGTTTTACCATTGTCTATTAAGTTATTAACTTTTGGAAAGACTGCAGAAGAATCGGCTTCCAACTCGTTTGATGGACCTACTTTATTGATAGTAGCACCACCACCAGTTGTGCCATCGTGGTTGTGACCTGTAGAAGCATGCATTGCAGTTTCTATTGCGTTGTATTCGTTGTTAAACAAGTCAGCATCAATAGGTTGACCGTTAGCTAACGCTCCTGTAGTATCCTGTCTAGTGTATCCATTGGGCATATTACTGTTCCTTACTGCCTGTCATTCCGTTTATATTCTAAAACACATGTGTCTAATGTGAAGGAGGGGTTTGATGTTACATCTGCAATACGTAACGCTACTGTGTCTCCTGACCCTATAATATTTACAGGGTATATCTTTTCTAGTGTACCACCAAATGTAGCACCTCCTGATGCTGCAAATGTAACACCAGCACCACCGAAGAAAGATACAGAACTAGCGGTAGTTGTTATGTCAATGTTATCAGGTTGTAAAATGTCTCCACGTGTTGTAGATTCAAAATCATACTTTACTCCAAAGTCTAAGTCAATAGTACCTTCTGGATCTATAAATAAAACTGCTTTGTAA